GACTAAAGATACAATTATTCCTCAATCTCAGTGGAACTTAGATAGAGCAGATGGAACTGGAAAATCTGGATATAACATTCAGATCAACAGAATGCAAATGATTGGATTCCAATACTCTTGGTATGGTGCTGGATTTATTGATTGGATGTTCAGAGGACCATCTGGAAACTTTGTTTTCGTACACAGACTCAAAAATAATAATAGAAACCGCGAAGCATTTATGAGATCTGGTAACCTACCAGTTCGTTATGAAGTTATTAACGAAGGACCAAAGAGTAGATTGGGATCAATTCTGAGTGCCAGTGAAACTGATTTCATGCAACTTGCTGATACTTCTCTCTTCCCAAACACGGGTATAATTTATGTTGACAATGAACTTATTCGTTATTCAACAAAAAATGATATCACAAACAGATTACATTCTCTAACAAGATCTGCAAATCTTTCAAATTATGTTGCTGGTGCAAACAGAACATACACTGCAGGAGCTCCAGCATCACACCAATCTGGAACTGGTGTAATTCTTGTTAGCAATACTGCCACACCTCAAATCAATCACTGGGGATCTGCTTTCCTCACAGATGGCGGATTTGATGAAGACCGAGGGTATCTGTTTAACTATCAAGCTACAGAAGAAACAATTTCGACTACAAAAGCAACTCTATTCCTTATTCGTCTTGCACCAAGTGTTTCAAATGCTCTGACTGGAGATCTTGGAGAAAGAGAACTAATTAATAGAGCACAATTACTACTGAAGAGTGTTGAGGTTACATCTCAGGGCGGCGCTGCTACTCAGGGAATCATTATTGAGGGAGTTTTAAATCCAACAAACTATCCAACAGATCCTTCTTATATTGAGTGGTTTGGTTTGAATAACTCTGGTTCTGGTGGACAACCTTCCTTTGCACAAGTTGCTCGTGGAAGTTCTGTAACATGGAGTGGTGGTGGTACAACTATCAATGCTTCTAACGTTTTTGCACAGAACTTCTTTGCCAACTACGCTGTTTTCAACAGAGTAGATGTTGCTCAGGTATTCATCGGTATGCAAGTTTCGAGTACATCAGCTGGACTACCAGGAGGTACTTCGGTAACTGCTATTCAGACAGTTGATAGTTCGAGGGTGAGAATCTTCTTCTCTCAGAACTGTAGAGCTGGAAATGTTGGAGCAAGCACATTCACATTTAGTGTTCCACCATATGCACAACCAGGAGAGCGTATCTTCTCCTTCGTTGCAACTCCAGGATCTAGAGATAGCATCAACTTGGAAGAACTTAAGGAACTTACAAATACTCCGATTGGAGGAAGAGGAACTTTCCCGAATGGACCTGACGTTCTTGCTATCAATGCATATATCACATCTGGTGCATCTTTCAAAGCAACGATTAACTTACGCTGGGGCGAAGCACAAGCATAATAGGAGAAAAGTATGGCACAACCAGCCAGTAGATCGGAACTTAAAGACTATTGTCTTAGACAATTAGGAGCTCCTGTTTTAGAAATTAATGTTGATGATGATCAAGTTGAAGATGCTATCGATGACGCTCTCCAATATTATAGAGAGCGTCATTATGACGGCGTTGAGAAGATGTATTTAAAACATAAAATTACATCGACCGATATAACTAGATTTGATTCTCAAAAACAAACAGAAACAATTGATGGATCTGTTTGGGAAAGATCTGATAATTATATCACAATCCCCCCACATGTAATGGGGATTACTAAGGTTTTCGGACTTGCAAGTAATGCAATTCGTAATAATTTGTTTGGGATCGAATATCAAATTTTCCTGAATGACTTGTATGCTTTTGGATCACTTGATATCTTAAACTATTTTATGGTGAAGCAATGGTTAGAAACCATCGATATGGTTTTAAACAACGGATCTTTTGTTGAATTTAGATTTAACCAAAGACAAGATAGACTTTATCTAGACATTGATAATACAATGCTTACCGAAGATCTATACCTCATTATAGATTGCTATAGAGCACTCGAACCAAATAGTTTTATTCAAGTCTACAATGATCCATTTGTAAAAAAATATACAACTGCGCTAATTAAAAAGCAGTGGGGACAAAATCTAATTAAATTTAATAATGTTCAACTTCCAGGTGGAGTCTCGTTGAATGGTAGGCAATTGTATGAAGATGCAATTGCAGAGATCTCTGCTCTTATGGAAGCATCAAGCAGCACATATGAACTTCCTCCAATGGATATGATCGGATGAAAAGTATCTATTTTCCACAAAATGGTGGTGTTAGGACAGAACAAAATCTTGTTCAGCAGCTTATAGATGAACAGATAAAATTGTTTGGTCAAGATGTATACTATCTTCCACGAAAGATTATTCAAGATGTTCCATTACGAGATGTAGTATATTCGGATTTTAAAACTCAATATATGATTGAAATGCTTTTAATTAATGTTGAGGGATTTGGATCTCCTGCAGAATTTGTAAGTAAGTTTGGTCTTCGTATTTCAGATGAAGTTACATTTGTTGTTTCAAAGAATAGATGGAGTCAAGTTTTTCAAGAGTTTGCAGACATTACAATTATTGATGGAAGACCGAATGAAGGAGATTTGATTTTCTTTCCATTGACTGATACTTTGTATGAAATTAAATTTGTTGAAACAAAAACACCGTTTTTTCAATTGGGAGAAACTTACATCTATACATTATCGGCTGAAATTTACGAGATTGGAAATGATCAATTTGAAACTGGTATTCCAGAAATTGATGAAGTTGAAGAATTATTCTCAACATCGATTGAACTTCAGATGAATACCAATCAATCTGGAGAATACTTTTTAGGAGAAACTGTTACTGGACAAACTACAGGTGTCACTGGTGAAGTTTCTTATTGGAATAGAGATACTGATGTTCTAACAATCATTAATAGAACTGGCAATTTCTTAACTGGTGAAATTTTACTTGGCGAAGATAGTCAAACATCTAGAAATATTTCTGAAGTTGATAATCTAAGTATGCCTAACAATGAATATGCAGATAACAGATATATAGAAGATGCTGCCGATGGTATCATTGATTGGGCAGAGAAAAATCCGTTCGGTGAATATGGAAACTTTACTACTGGAGACTTCTGATGTTAGGACCACATTTTTATAACGAAGCAATTCGCAAAACTGTAATTGCATTTGGAACTCTATTTAATAATATTGAAATCAGAAAGTTTGATCCAGATACTGGAGATGTAATTGAATCTGAAAAAGTTCCATTGGCATATGGTCCAAAGAATAAATTTCTAGTTCAACTAGAAGAGAATACTGCAAATAAAAAAGTTACGATTACTCTCCCCAGAATGTATTTTGAGATGACTGGATTGGAGTATGATACTTCTAGAAAGACTAGTTCTATCAATAAAATTAAAGCAGTAATTAATGACAATGGTCAAGAGTTAAGAACTCAATATGTGCCAGTTCCATATGATATGATTTTTGATGTTGGAATTCTTGCAAAATCTCAGGATGACGGATTGCAAATCCTGGAACAGATTCTGCCATATTTTCAACCAGCTCTTAATATTTCAGTTAACTTTATTCCAGATATGGAAGAGTCACGAGATATTTCTTGTGTGCTAAACTCGATTGATTATATCGATGATTGGACTGATGATTTTATGCAGAGAAGATCTATCACATGGTCTTTAAGATTCACAGTCAAATCTTATATCTACGGTCCATACAACAAGGCAGATGTTATTCGCAAGGCTCGTATTATCGAGACCATTGGAGATCTCAATGTTAATAAGAGAAATTCTGAACTATCCTATACTCCAAAAGCACTTGAAGATAAGAACAACGATGGCGTAATCAATTCCGTTGATGATGCTCTTATCACTGCAGATGATGATTTTGGATTTAATGAGGGGATTACATTGCTATGAGTTTAGAAGAGAACATGGAAGAACTACTGAACATTGATGTAGATCTTGTCGAGACGCCAAAAGAAGAAATCAGAAAAGATACTTCTGATAAAGAAGATAAGATCAAAGACTATGAATATACCCGAGGTGAATTATATAACCTCATCAGCAAGGGTCAGGAGGCGGTACAAGGCGCTTTGGAGGTTGCTCAGGAAAGTGGGCACCCTAGAGCATATGAAGTCGCTGTGAACGCCATGAAGCAGGTAGCAGACATGACGGACAAGCTTGTAGATCTCCAGAAGAAGATGAAGGATCTAGATGCAGAAAATAAAAAAGTTACTAATGTTACAAACAATGCTATGTTTGTTGGCAGTACAACAGAACTTCAGAAGATGCTTAAGCAAATGGGTGGTGGCAAACGATAAATATTTTGTTGTCTCCACATTCAAGCGATGGCAAAGTCATCCAATAAGAAGGGAAAGAAAGGACCTTCAAAGCAGAACCAAGGTAATGCTACTGCAAAGAAAGCAAAGAATGGGGGCAAGAAAAAATGACACTCATAGCTTTCGCAATTATTGGTATAGTTGAAGTTTCGCCAAATGTTTGTCAGATCGATTATATGAGATATGTGGATGTTCAATCCGTAAAAGTTCCATGTAATCTAGTAAAAATAAATACTACTGATGAACTAAAGATAGATGTCATACGTTAGACACACCACTACAAATACTGTTGCTTCACCACAACCAACATCTATCGCAGTCAGTGTGTTTGATGGTTGTGAAGGGTGGTCGGAAATTACTTATGAAGATTGGAATGGCGATTATGTTGCTAGAAATTCTGATAACACAGTGAGAACTCCCGCAGCATTCCAAGCGAGAAATTTTGATAATACTATCAGAACTCCAGCAGCATATCAGCGTTATGATGTAAACAATCAACCAATTAATGATTGTCAAATTGGCGAAGATGATCCAGCAAACGCAGCAGAACCTGATGCTACGGCATGGGTATTGATGGATGGTCCTTTCTACAACACTCCTGGAGATCCAAATTCTGGATTTGTTGGGGGACAGAGTTGGAGAAAGATGGCTCCATCTGCTGCTGTAAATGGCAAAACTTCATACATTTATGGAGATGAAACAGTAACTTGGACTGGAACCGAATGGCAGTATGCCAATCTTTATACTGGAGTTATTGCTGCATCTTCGAGTGATGTTACCTATCCATGGTTGGCAACATGGAATAATGGATATACTGGCGCCAAGATTACATCAACATATGTCAAGACAACTAATTACCCAGCGGTTCCCTAATCATGGCACAGTATAGTAAGCATTACGAAGATTTCCTACCACAGGAAAAAACAAACTTTGAGGTAGTCATGATTGCCGATAACTTCGGTAATCTTACTGCTGGAACTGGTGCGACTGCTGTTGATGCCTTTGGTCGTTTGAGAGTTGCTGAGACATTTACTCTTGGTGACTATAAGCACCTCTATGCGATTGACCCCAACTTTAACGATAGAATATTGAATGGTGCTACTATTCAATATAACACAAATAAAGCATGTGCCACACTGACGACAACATCCAATGTTGCTTCTAGTGTTTCCCATCAAACGAAGTTCTATCATCATTACCAGCCAGGCAAATCACAGGTTATTTTTAGTTCGGTATGCTTTGGTTACGCCCAACAGAATGTAACCAAGAGAACTGGTTACTTTGATGACAGGGATGGCATTTACTTTGAGCAAGTTGGTGGTACTATTGCCAACGGCACAGACAACGGCACACTCAACTTTGTAGTTCGTTCCTATGCTGGCGGTAGTGCCAGTGAAGCGACAGTAGGAACCTACAAGAGAAGAGTTCCACAATCAGAATGGAATATTGATCCTTGTGATGGAACTGGTCCTTCCAAGTTCAATATCAATACCTCAAAAACTCAACTGGTTTATATTGACTTTCAGTGGCTTGGAGTTGGTAGAGTTCGTTGTGGATTTGTTCATGACGGGCAGATTGTTTTAGCACATGAATACTACTGCTCCAATGTGCTATCGGAAGTTTATATGTCTAATCCAAATCTTCCAGTAAGATGTGAGATCCTAAACACAGGCACAACTTCTGGTGGATCTATGGATCAGATTTGTTCCACCGTAATGTCAGAAGGTGGATACACAGAAAGTGGTATTGACTTTATGCAGTTGATGACAACGGCAAGAGATGTTGCTTCTGGTGCTACACTACCAGCATTAGCAATTCGTTTGAAAAATACTTTCAATAGTTATCCAAATAGAATTTCAGTCAAGTTGAATAATATTGCTCTGTATCCAACTGGAGAAACAATGGCATTCAAAATTGCCAAACTTCCAAGTGAAGCAAGTTTAGCAGGAACACTTACTTGGACTGATGTTGATGCTGATAGTGGGGTTCAATATTCTGTAGGGGCTATTGGTTACACAGCAGCAGATGCTGATGTCTTATTTGGTGGTTATGTAACTGCTGGTTCTTCACAGAACTCTTTAGCATCTGCTTCAACAGGTTCTATTTCAGCAGCAAAGAAAAACATTATCGTGCAGAATTTTGACTCAAGTTCATCTGAAGTATATGTTGTATTGGTAACGAACATGGGCAATAACGCAGCGACAATCCGAGCAGGTCTTCAATGGAGGGAGATTTACTAATGAAAACTTTCAAAGAACTGAGAGAGCAGTTAGACGAAGCTGCTTGGACTAAAAAGGAGGGACAGAATAAGAATGGCGGTCTCAACGAGAAAGGCAGAAAATCCTACGAAAGAGCTAATCCTGGAAGCGACCTTAAGGCACCTTCAAAGAAAGTTGGAAATCCCCGCAGGGCGTCATTTTGTGCCAGAATGAAGGGCATGAAGTCAAAGCTTACCAGTAAGAAAACTGCCAGAGATCCAGACAGCAGGATCAATAAATCTC